ACGAGATTCGCCTTAGTCTCGTGGGCTCGGAGATGTGTATAAGAGACAGCCCTTAAACATCTAACAAAATTTTAAAACAAAAAAGCACAACAAAGCTACAAAGTTTATTTTGTAACGATTGCTATGCTATACTATCATACTATATACACTAGTACTATACTACTACTATACTATTCTTCTTTATCTCCTCCGTCTATTTCTTCTTTCTTATTAGTTAAGAATTTATACAAGTGACTAACTACTACTGCTAAGTATACAGTTCCAACCAATGATATTAGTTCATCACTAATCATACCTTTAAAGACTGTCATACCTGCAACGTAAACAGATAGAACAATTAACTCTACTGCCATTCTTTTTCTAACGCTAGGTTTTAGAGTACCTGTGTCAATAAACTCTAGTGCCAAACTAAGTAACTGCATAAATACTACTAAACCAATCGCTTTCAATGTTTCAATCATTATCTTTCTATCTCCTTTATTATTAGTTTTCTATCTCGTATGTTTGTAGTGTACCAGTATAACAATATCCACCATATAACCATTTACTGCTAGGAACTGAATCAAAAAATGTAGCTTGCCAACGTTTGGGAACATATGAACTATAATTGTCATCTCTGACTTTGTATAAGGCCATATAGTTCCCTTTAGCTTTACATTGTAAGTAGTCTATTCCGTTTGGTTTAGGGTTGTATATGATAGTATTATTCCAATTTACGTTATCAGGTATTTGCTTAATGTCCTGATAGTATTTAATTGTAGGGTTGACAATTTGTGCAAAGTTCTCAACTTCTGCTTTACATTCAAACTCTTGTGTAACTGGGTTAAAACCTCTCGTTTCAAAGCCTTTATGTATATTAACTTTAAACGCTGAACAAAAAGCATAATCTTCACTGTAATAAAAACCAAAGTTTGCTGACACTTCACGCATTCCTTGTTTTCCCTCGTAGAAAGTCCAATCATAATACTCTTCATCATGTAATCTGAATTCAGTCCCCAATAGTTCAGAACCCTCGAACATCATGATATTTTTCACTTTCCAAAAACTATCTTTTTTAGCTATCCAACGTAAGGAGCGTGAACCTGCATTTGGTAAAGTTGATTTAGTAGTGAATACGAAAACACATTTGTGCCAAAGTGTATCTTCGCTACCTATTCTTCTATTCCAACGAACCCAACCGTCAGCACTATTTTCTGCTTGTTGATACGATTCTCCATTAACGTAAACAGGTTTAGTTAAGTCAATAATAGTGTTTGCACTTGTACCTATTAAAGTTTCCATATCTCCTTTTATAGAAGGTGTTGTACGCTTCATGTCCCATTGCCAAGTGTAAGTAGTGTTAGGCTTTAAAACATTCAATTGATTATATTTTGTATAATCTTCTAAGTCTTTATCGCTAGGACACTTAAAACCATAATACCCACTTTCATAAGTACCATAATCAAAAATATCTCCGCTATCGCCAAAACTTGCCCAACACGGCTCATTTGCACCTGCTTTTGTGAAGTAGTCTTTACCTTGGTCAAAAGGGTCAACAAATACCCAACCACCTTTAAGCAAGTTTTTGTACCCTCCACGTTTCATTGTAGGTACTTGCATAGTTTCTTTGAACATTTCCCAATAATCAGCTTTAGGGATATTAAACTCGATTGCCCTACGTCCTAATCCTATCAGGTCTAGTGGGTTATTTATATGTACCGTTTTACCGTTTATTGTACTATCCATTGTGTAGCCCTCTCATTCCATAACCGTCAATTATAAATTCTTGACCGCTGTATTCTAATTGTGTTGTTCCGTCTGTCCAACCTGTAATATTATTATTAATTTCGCACCTCATCAATGCTCCTGATTGAACCATTGTAATCTGTTTAGCTTGTGGACTTACTAGCATGCCTGTCTTTGTAACGTTCCATTTTTTATCCTCTTGTGCTTCTTCCCAAGTGTAAGAATTAGGGTTTGTACTGTCCTCTAGCGTTGTATCTGTATATTGTCCGATATGGCTAGGACGGTCTACTTTTGTTGTAGGATAAAAAGTTGAAAAACCACTCACTAACTCTACTTTTTTCCAACTACCATTAGCAGGGTCACTTCCAAAGAGTTCGAAGCTCGCTGTGTAATTTCCTGCCTGAAGCACTTTATAGACCCAACGTGTATCTGTTCCGAATCTAAGAAGTGATGTTTCGGACAATGTAAACTTATCCCAATCATTACACAAAAATGAAAACTCACTTACCAACTCGGCTCTTTTATACATTCCACTAGCAGGGTCATTTCCAAAATCGTTAAAACTTGCCGTGTAAGTTCCTGCTTGAAACTCTTTGTATGTCCAACGATTATCCACACCATATCTTACAAGAGATGTTTTAGACAATGTGAATGTATCCCAATCATTGCAAAGAAATTTAATGTTTGCCCATGCCGTATGCTTATATTTTCCGTCAGGTTGCAACTTTCCTTGTGTTTCGTCGAAACTATTAGAACGACTAATAGAAACGTTACTTAACGATTTAATTCTATATATTTTCATATCCACATCTATATATCCCTCTGCGTACATTTCGCCACTTTTAGAACTTTGCAAAGGGTCAGCATAAAACATTACGCAAAAGTCCATTTCTTCGTCATAACATAAGCCCATATAAACAGCTTTATTACTAAAGAAATCAATATATTGCTTTTTGCTTAATGCTACTTGTATATTACTCTTACTAAAATTAATCAATTCGATAGGGTTGTGTATCAACAACTCCTCAAAATTTAACCATGAAATCATTTATATACCCTTTCTATTGTGCATAAACCAGTCATAAAGTCAACAGAACGAACTCCACACTCCCCGTAAGTCAAATTACTCACATTAGCTTTTTGACCCCACCAAAATAGTTTGGTATTGTATGCAGTTGCGTACATTTGAGGGTTAAACTTAACTTCATTATACTTGATAACTGGAAACAATTCTTCTACTCCTAACGTTATCGGTCTAGCGTTTGTAGGAAAATCATCGTAATTCTTATCTGTCATGATAACATTACCTTTTAATTCTCCGTTTTTTGGTATGATACCCCAAGTACTAGCTAAAGCCGGGTTACCAAAGGGAGTGTTAATTTCTCCGCTTTTATTCCACGTTCCGTTGCTTTGTTGTTGGAATAACCATGCCTTTTTAGTGTTATAGTTAATAAAAAGAATTTGCGTTGGTACTGGTCTAGTTCTTGAATTTTCGTATTCTCTGAACCAGTCCTCTATACTCCGCTCTGTTCTTAATAAACCAGTCGCCCAAATACCAGTAGCACTTGAAACCCCTTTGAGTTTTTTTGTGTCCGTTTCGCTTAGTTTCGGCTTATAAGGAGCTAAAACAACACCAGTAGGAAAAGCCACGCTTCCAGTCCATTCATTCATAGAACTATATTTTGTTTTTTCACTAACTCTACAATTATTCATTCCGGGAGTTGCACGCATTTCAGTCACGTAGCTATTAAAGTCCCAATCAGCCCAATAAGAACCCATATTATAACCTATGTTAAGCATTGCCGAACGAATTAACTCGTCCACTTTATAGCGTTTGTCAGCTTGTTGGTAATAGTCACCCTCTAAAATGTTACTTGCCATTTCTCCAAAAGTGCAATCGATAGCTGTATTTGCGTCAGTAACGTATAACGGTTCTTGGTTATCCACCCAAGCCTTTGTGTCGCTGTCAAAAGTTTGCCTAGTGTTTGTGAACTGGTCAGGATAAATGACGTTACCAGTCAAATCAAATATGCCCTTATTTCCGTTTATAACGCGAAATTTGAGCGTTCTACCTGCTTCGGTGTCATAAGTATCAGAATCAATTCCAATCAATACACGTTGATTAAGAGGACGACTATAACACCAAACAGCTTCTTGTTTGCAAATCCCTCTTTCCTCTAAGTAAAAAAGCTCTTTATCAGTTTTTGAACCTGCCCAAATATAATCTTTATAATTGGTGCTTTGCGGTGCTGTACCCTCATAAGTTCCTGTAAACGGTGGTGTTCCGTCATCTGTGTTGGTCTTTTTATAGCTTTCAAATTCATCTCTATCCTCAACAAACGGAGTAACCTCTCCACCTTGTTCAATTTTAGGCAAATACACTTCAAATTGTACAAAATCGCTTGTTTGTGCCACTTCAAAAGCTATACCAAATTTTTCAACCGTTTCCGTACTAGGTAGCGTGTAAATTTCTTTTATATCTAAGTATTGATTAGGTTGGACTTGGTATGTAGCTACAAGCTCATTTTTTGTACCGTATAGCAATTTTAAACTAACCTCTAGTACATTTACACTAGAATTATATAAAGTGCCTGACAAGCCGTATTTTTGCCCTTGTTTGAGGCTAGGTGTTACAAAGTTAGGGTATAAATTAGGATATTGTTTTCTTTCATAATCTGTACAAAAAGCAATACCGCTTATTTTGTTTTCTCCTTGCGGTTTAGTGATAATAGAACCATAGCTAAAAGGTCTATTCCAGTCGTCAGGACATTTTTTTCTTTGCCAACGTTTACTGGTTTCTGAACCTGTCGTTCCGTCTAACAAATAGATATGTTGTGGCAACAATGCAATTGTTTCAATGCTTTTCAAAGAACAACGTTGTACAATGTTCCAATTAGGTTTTTTAATCGTGAAATCTCTACCAGTGTTAGAATTCCAACAATATGCTTTAAAAATAGTCATTCTATTGCCAAGCCCTCCACTAAGTCTACTAGTTCTTTTTCTGTGCTTACTTCGTCCACTTTTTGTTGTTTAAGTTTCACATTTGCGTCAATATAAACACCCTCAATCTCCATTAATTTTAACAATGCTGAACGGTCTGGCAGTTTATTGACTTCGGTAACTGTTCGCCCTGTTTCTGTTTTCCGTCCGTTTGCGTTGTTTTTATATTGAATAACTGTCTTTGTTTCTTTTCCTCCAAAAGCTAGGGTCTTTAACGCTTCTAGCATTTTTTTATTTTCTTCTTCTGTCATAGCCATTAAATGAAATAGTCCTCACTTTCTTCACTTTCTAAGAACCACCACATCAAGTTAATTAAAGCGTCAGCCAAATCAATCTTATCTGTATAGCCCTTTTTAATAATACGCATAAGCCCAAAATCGTTTATTTTCGTTTCTGCGTTCATTAAATGCACCGCTAGTAATTTACTATCAAAATGAATTTTCCCCTCCTCCATTAGCTTCTGTGTGGCTTCTAGGGTATTAGATAGCTTAAAACTGTTTTGCATTACTTTATTATAAAATTCAATGTCATAAGTTTGTTCAAATTTATCAATGAAATTTCTGGCATAGTTAGGGTCATAATTCAACGCAATAGGAACACTACCATTCATAGCACTCATAAAAGCGTCCCACGCTTCATCTGACATGTTATTAATGCCCTCGTGTGTTATTGTTTCTCCTAAGTGTTTAAATTTGTCATCTGCACTTTCTGGCATTACAGGAATAGCTTTAAAATAATAGTGTCCGTTTTCTCTGTAACCTATCACAGTACCCCAAACATCGCCACGAACTGAAAAGTCTGAACCGATAGCAACTAAACGACCCTCAAAGTCTAATGGCGGTACTAGACACTTATCTACAATTTGTTTTGTAAAGATTGTAGTGCTGTCAGTCATTGATAAGTTAAAGCGTTTAGTGATAATTTTAGCCATTTTAACAGGGTTACCGATTGCCCCTATAAAGTCCTTTTGAATGTCCTCAAGACTTAAAGTGTAGCCTAAAGCTGGGTTTGCTTTAATATATTTAGAACTGTCTTTTACTTCGTCATAATCATCCAAAGCATAATAGAATACCCAATGGCTGAAATCATCGTCTTTTACCCATTCTTTCCAACTTTCAAGCTCATCATCATAAGCACCGCCACGAATAACGTTGTTTGTGGTTGAAATAAAAAGCGTACCCTTATTTTTTCTTAGCCCCTGTCTAATAGTGATAAGAGGGTTCTTTTTAAACGCACCAAATTCATCTATGATAACAAGTTGTTCACGTCCGCCGTCTAGCGTGTCCTCGTTACTAGCATAGATAGAAATCTCTGTACCTTTACATTTAAGTATTGAGTTTTCTTTTACAAGTATTTGTTCTTTGTTCAGTTTGAATTGATTTTTAAACTTATTAATGATAGTGCCTTGACAGTTTCCCATAGCTCTAAAATGTTTCATCAAGATTTTTTCAGCTTGGTCTTTTTTGGTAGCCATTAAAGCAATAACACTATTAGGCTTAGGAAACAAAAAGAGTTCAATTAAGGCTATCATTACATCAAGAATAGATTTGGCATTTGAACGTCCTACAATTACAACAACTTCATCAATTTGATAAGGAGTGCAATACATCAAAGTAAGTACCGCCTTATGATATGGTATGATTTTAAAGCGTTCGTTATTAGGCAAAGTCATAAACTTCTCAATGAAATTAAAGATTTTATCTGCCTTTTTGTAGTCTATTTCATGCTCGATTTTAGCCACTTTTTTCTTTAGTAGCTTAATCATTTCGCCATTATCTTTACTTTGCCCTATCCAGTCTTGAATTAAACTCATTTTTTATATCTCCTTATATTAAGCCCTCCGCTATAATTCTAGCATAGTCAATCAAATCTCCACTTCGTTCCATTCCTTGGTGGCATTTATGGCAAAGAACTTCGGTAGGTACATTTATTACCTCTTTGTCAAAGTCGTTTACCTCTAACATGTCGTTTTGCCATTGTAGTGGTATAACGTGATGACAAATTAAGTGTTCTGTACTCCAACATTTTTCACAATGACCTATCCTGTTTTTCTCTGTGCGTGCTTTTCTTATCCACTTAGGGTTATTGTATAATTTACTTTTAGTATAAATCAACGCTTGTTCAATTTAACCCCATTTCTTTCCAGTTTGTTATAAATTTCGTTCGCAATTCTACGACCGTCAGCACTAGATTGTACGTAAATTTTGATGTCTTGTTGTGAGTTGTCTTGTGTTCCAATGCTAGATGTTGCTGTTGTTCCTTTGGTTGCTTGTGCATAAGGTTGTACCGCATTGACAGCTCTACTGATTGCTTCCCTACCCCCTGCAAAGAATTGTAAGTCTAATGGAATTTGACCGTTTCTTGAACCTAGAATTTTTTGACTTAGTGAAGTGGGTTCTTTAATTCCTAGAGGGTCAATGTTACTTGTTAGCCAATGAAAGTCACTAAAAGCGTCACCCCATGTACTGTTCTTTCTGAACCCTAATGCTTTACCAAGTAAACCAGTGTTACCACCAACGCTATGTGAAAGGTTCAATGCACTTTGGACGGCACTATAAGCATTATTTGCCCAGTTATATAAATCTATTAATGAACTAACGGCTGAACTAACTTTACCTAAGAAGCTACCGATAGAAGCGTAATTGATTTTATTAAAGAAGTCATCAACTGCTTTTTTAGCGTCATTGACTGCGTCTTTCATTTCATCTTGTGAAACTTTACCGTCATGGTTCTTGTCAACGATTTGTGTTAATGCCCCAACTGCTTTACCTGCCATTTGACCTAACTGACTACCGACAGTACTTGCCATTGTTGTGGCGTTGTTTCCTAAGTTACCCATGTCAATGCCTGTATCTCCTAAGCCTTTACGGAAACCGTCCAAAGCACTTGTATTGAAGCCGTTAGAAATCATTTCACGAATTTGCCCCCACGTGCTAGGGCCTGAAGATACTAGTTCGTTCCCTTTTTGCTGGAACAATTCCATGGCACGGTTCATTACATCTGTACCGACAGCACCGTTTTCCATGGCTTTCTTGAAACCCTCTATACCTACGCTAGTATGATTAATTTCGTTGTATGCTTGAATCAACATGTCGCGGAATTGAGCACCTAAAGCTGACTGCATCATTTGGTTGAAGTCTTGAGCGTGTAACGTACCAGAACCCAACGCTTGAGCCAAACCATAAGAGAATTGTTTTTGTGTGTCCATTCCTAGACCTAAACTATCCCCCACAGCATTAATTGAATTAACAATTTTAAATGCTTGGTCGCCTGTTAGACTAGTATAACCTGAAATGGTAGACCCTAACTCATTTAAGTCATTACGCTGTGATTTTAGAAGTTCGCTACCTGAATCAATGTATGAATTGAAACGTTTGTAACCCTCTGCACCGTCTGACAAAGTAGCTGACAAGCTCTTTTGTGCTTGAATTTGACGGTCATAAGTATTCATCAAGTTGTTAGCAAAACCACCAACCAAGTCAGTAGCTTTTGAAATTCCGCCACTTACAAGCCCAATTGCTGACGAGATACCACTTACAACGTTACCAACTTTTGAGAATGTTCCTAATAGCGAACCGCCTGCACTTTTTACGTTTTCAACTACGCTTGAAAGTCCTCCGCTTTTTTGCGAACCTACTTTTGAAAGCTCTGTGCTTAATCTAGTCGCTTGCGTTTGTGCTTTGACTAGTTGACTTTCTAATGCCTGCACTTGTTTTTGTGTAGCACCTGACATCTTTGCGTTCGCAAGTGCTTTTGTTAAATTATCTACGTTCTGTTTAGCAAGGTTTAAAGCTCTTTGTGTTTCTTTAATACCTTTGTCTTTCATAGTCACAGAACCTGTTATTTGAGCGTTCTTGTTCGTTTCTTTAGCTAGGCGACCAATATTATTAATTTCTCTCTGTACTTCCCTAGCACTACTTAAAACACCCTTAGTGTCCAGTTCTGCCTGAATGACATACTTTTCTTTAGCCATTATTTGTTATACTCCTTAACTTACGCTTAATGTTTTTAGTTTTATCGTCCATTTCGTGAGTGGCTTTAACTAGCGTTCGTCCATAACGTTGGTGCAAGCTACGGTCATGTAACAAAATATTGAGCATTTTCCAACTTTCATCTTTAGCTTTGAAACCATTGACGATACCAATGTTTCCGCTTTTTAGTGAACCATATGAACGTGTCACTTGCTTATTAATTTTCTTAGTATCAAACTTAACAGGGTAACGTGAGAAATTTCCACCCAATGAACTTTTGTAACTGCGTTTTACTGTGTTCTGATTAGAGTTGAAGCTATCAACCATTTCTAGCCAAACTTTTTTAAGTTGTTTCTCTGTGAACTTTTCTAGTCCTGTGACTTGATTGGTGGTTGCCATAATTCTACCTCCACATGTTCCACTTTGTTCAGTTCTTCTGCGGTTGTTTTCTTCTTCTCTTTAGGTGTCAACGCTGAAATTAATTTGAGCGTCCACGCTAAAGGTCTATGACTGTATACTTCGTAGGGAACTCTAAAAGCCGTCATCGCACTAACAATTGCAAGTGTTGTTATTCTTGCGGTTTCCCCTATTTCTTCTCTGTTAGTGCTATCGCTTTTTTTGTTTCATTAACTAATTGTTCCATAAGTTCAGCAACTGTGACAGGTAAAAGTCCACCAATTAAAGCCCCTAGAATTTCATCAAGTGTATATTGTGGCGAACAAGCCCAAAAGAACAATGCTAAACTGTGATAGTCACGTTCGTTCAAATCTCCGAAGTAAATGCCATTATCTTCCATGCGTTCTAATGCTTTAAAGTCAAATTTAAAATCTTCTTTCTTCATCTGTGTATCTCCTTATAAATTAAAATAAAAGGGTGGAAACTATTATTCCAAGCGTTCCACCCCTAAAAATTAAGCCTTGATGTCAGAACCTACAAGCGGTTTAAGTTCATTAAACAACTTCTTAAAGGCTGAGGCTCTGCCACTTGTTCCAGTTGCTAGCTCTGTATCAGATATTTTGAATTTTATAAACAAGTGTTTCGTGTCAAAGAGCACAAAATCTCCCATTGTCACAGTTGCAGTATGTTCGTATTCTTTACCCGTTGGACTTTCTTCGTCCGCTTCTGCCGTGTCCCCCGGTGTTGTAGCCTGAACACTTGGATAGAATGTTACTTTATACCCCGTTCCGTCGTCATCACGGTAACGTTCAGCATAAGCGAAACCATAAGGTTTATAATTTTTTGGGTCGTCAGTCAAGTATTCTCCAAAAATTCCAAATCCTAACGCATGGTCTGCAAACTGGTCAGGCAAGTCATACGACTTAACTTTAATTTGTGTGTTTTTAGCACCTGCGATTGTACGATAAGGAGCGTTAAACCCTGCATAAAAGTTTGTATTTTCTTGTTTGCTATCTGTTTCAACTGCTCGCAAACCTGCGATTGGAATTCCTGTTGTTGACCCTGTTGGGTCTAAAAACACTACCCCATAACCTAGACCGTGTGTTAATTCATTTTTTGATGTATATGCCATTTATTTTTATCCTCCTACTACTTCCAAACTTTAATAGCACCGTCCTTAAGGAAACCACCACAAACGGTAATAGTACCATATACTTGTACTTTATTATGACGAACGTCTTTAGTCACATTAAATTCTGGTACCAAGTCCCCTGCTAGAATGCCCTTATAAGGGTTAATAAGCACCTTGTCAAAAGTGTTATCCCCTCCGTCATTATAGTGCTTAAAGCTCAAAGTTTCAATTTTAGTTACTCCATTAACAACTGGCGTGAAATCATTTTCTTTTACAAGAAGAACATCATCGCCTGACTGTGAAAACTTATCTGCACTTTCTTTCTGTTTAACCGCCCCAACAATTGAACTTGAAGCGATTGAGCTATGAACTCCACCCCAAATTAAATGACTTTCGATTGTTTGATATAAAGTATATAGTACTGTATTCAATGCACTTTGTACACCGTCAGCAGTTAAATTTCCTGAATCAGAAAGATTAATACCAAAACCAAAACCTCGTGGCGTTAAGATTTTATAAGTTTCTTCATTTACGCTTAACACGCTACCCGTTTGCCCTTGTTCTTTAGCTTCAGGAAAGCCTGTTAAATTGACCGACTGCAACAAATCAGCCCCAACTTTCGGGATACGTGACAAGAGAGGGAACGACTCGCTGATGTCCCCCCCATTTATCACATTCTCGATTTGTTGAGCATAACGGTCTGTAATATTAAATTCAGCCATTATTCACTCCCTTTCTTATTTAGACACCTAAACTACCCTTTTTTTTTAGGTATGCTGAACGGTTTTTACCACGAATAGAACCACCTACAAGAGTTTCAGACAACCATTGTTCAACGTTATAACGGAGGTCAAAGTCGTTGTAGTTTTCCATATTCAAATCTCCGATAAGAACGTACTCATCGTGATTGTAAACCGCTACTTCGTCTTTAGGCATCCAGACACGAGTTTCAAGATTAACAGCACCGAATGATTGAGCGATTTGTGCCTTTGTTGCCAACTCATTGAAACGTGCATGGCCGTCTGAACCTTTTAGCTTACGCAACTCTGCAAAAGTTTGTGGACTCATAACAATTGTGATTGCGTCAGAAATTGAGCATTCAGCAACTGCGTCAGTAATACCCTCAAACAAGTCCGTATACTCAATTTGTTTTGTCCAACCGTCTGTGGCAGTTTTCAAACCATAGAAACCGTTAGAACCGTCAGCAGAACCAAGAATCATATTGTATTCCACTTTTTGGATAACACGATTAACCATATCTGACATTACATATTCAGATAATGCACCTGAATCATTTACACCACGAACGGTTGCTTTATCCATTTGCAAGTATGCTTCTGCCATTTGCGGACGTAGTGAGCGTTTAGAAGCCGTTTGAGCTTTATTTTTATCTGTACCTGCTTTAAAAGTACCTTCGATAAATGTATCATCTACACCATCTTCTGCAAGTGTCAAACCTTGGAAGCGTGCTTTCATAGCACCGTCATAGATACCTGACTTTTTTGCATATTTTGAAGTGATAGACCCAAGAGAGTTAACTACATTCAAATCTGAAGCATTAGCAAATTCACGCAAGAAACCTTGTTCAGGCATTTCAGCCATTTTGCTACCAAGTTCACGCATAAATTTAATTTCTGCTTCTTGAGGTTTTTCGCTAGGAATACCCGCTTCACGTTCCTTTTTAAGTTCTTCACGTTCTTTGTTAAGCTCTGTAACTTTAGCTTCAAGTTCTCGAACTTTTACACCAGCTTCAATAGCTTGCTTCATAATTTCTTGTGTTTCGTTTGCACCCATTTGTTTTTGTTCTCCTTTTTCTTCTTCTCTTACTTTTGTCACTTTAGCACCTTTATTGCTTGGTAACGGAGTTAGTGACACCTCTGTAATGGTAACGTCTTTATAATAGCCTACTCCATCAATTTCACGAGCTTTCATACCGTTAGCATTAAAGCCAACTGATAGCCCAGTTTCTTCGATTTTTTCGGCTGTGTATTGTTCTTCATCAACATAACCTGTCAAGATTACATTGTTCTCCTCAAGATGAACAAACCCTGACCCAATCTTTTCCCTATGGCGGTTTAGGATATCTACTCCGTCCCCTGCGTTAGCAATAGATTCAATGACCGTACCGTGTGAATCAATTGTTCCCAACGGGTTCGCTATCCCTCGAACTGCTTTTACTTTCAATATTTCCCCCTTTTGCTGTTGTTGATATGTAAGCCACAAAATTCTCTTGATTGAAAATTATGTTCTTATCGTGTTGTTTTAATAGTGGTAACACTTTTTGAATTGCGAAAGCGATAATAGTAACTTCATTACTTTGTCCGTAAAGCAATTCTCTTGGCATTCCGTACTCACTCAAAGCAATTTCAATTGCAAGGTTTGCGTCATTTTGTAGTGAACCGCTATAATCTGGCTGAATCTGTTTGATGTCGTCATCTGAACCAATAACTGATACACCATTAAATTCTCTGGCAAGTTGTTGTTGTTGTGTCAGACGTTCTCTAATTCTGTCCCAAACTTCTTTAAGACCACTAGAAACTTTAGTTTTCCAATAAATTTTGATTTGAGCTTGAGAATCAAGACGTCTACCAATTCCATTACTAGCCATTCCAAACATTACCCCAAACCGTTGAGGGTTAGCACCATAGAAAGGGTTTAATAACATTTCATAGTCGTTTGTTCTAATAGTGACCTGTCTGCGATTTGGTTCTCTAACTAAAATGTTAAACTGGTCTGCGTTCACTCTTTGAGCGTAATACTTGAAACCACCATACCAAACACGATATACTTCTTGACCTTGTAAAGACCAAAAGAATAAGTCCTCAAGTTTGGACGCTTCTGAATAATCAACATTATCAAAATAGGAAACTAAGCCCAATAACTTACCTAGTAACAAATCAGTTGTAGGGTCTTGAACTGTGAAAGTTGAAAAGCTCACATCTTCCGCTCTGCGTGAGAGATTAAATAAGCTCATCTATTCCTCCTATTTTACTTCTCCTGAAGCCATGTCAATTTTGCGACCAAACTCTTTTTCGATTTCTCCAATAAACATTGTATCAACTGGCAAATTAAGTTTAGCCCATTTGTTTTGGTAGTTTTCCAACATGCGTGTTGTACGAATATGGCGAACACTTACACCGTCAGAAACATACCAATGTTTTTCTTTACCGCTGTTGTCTAATCCTTTAATAAGGTACATTTTAATCATTCCTCCTGTTTGATTATTTTGGTTTGAATTACTTGATACTGGCTTATTAAATAAGTCAAGTTCTGCCTGTCTGCGTCGTACTAAACCTTGTAAGACTTGACCGCCTGCATTACGATACTTCGGAATCATTGAAGCACAATAAGCATGACTGAACCCTGCCCAACCGTCAGCAACGAAAACATTACCGCAATTATAAGCCAATGACACTAAGGCGTCAAACTCATTTTGATTTGCTTTGCCTTTTACATAAGCGTCAACCATAGGTGCATACTTGTTATTCAAATCAATTTCTAGCTGACTATCTGCTTGAGCTTGTGTCCAAGTTGTACCTTCCGTTACTCCATAATGTCCCCAACCGATAGTGTACATTTGTTCCCACCGTACTGGTTTATAAGCAGTCAATCGGCAACCCTCGAACTCTTTAATCAAGTTCAAACCGTTTTGAGATATTTTGATATTACCACCTCCATTTTTGATTATTGTTTTTTATAAGGGAACAATTAACCCAAGTGTTCACAATATATCAAGATGTTATAAGCGTCAGCCATGTTGTCATCTTTGCAATCAGAATCAACCAAGCCTGTTGCTTTTAAAAGCTCAAGACTTTCTTCTTTGCGTTGTTCTCGTTTGCCTGAAATAAGATGATAGCTACACCATTTAGAGTTATCAATAAAAGTATAGCCATTTACTAAACCGTCAATAGCACCGATAAAATAACCGTTACAATTAGCAAGCGTAATACTGTGCTTTCTGTTTCTACCCATGATAGGTGTTTCAATGGCTAGATGATAATCTTTCAAGTCAAACTCATCAATAATATCTTTAATTGCGTTTACAATGTCAAAAGTACGTTCCCAAGCGTTCTTTTTTGCGTTATATGCTTTAATAGAACCGACAAACAATTGACCGTCTTTTCTAAAAGCGTACCCTGTACCCTCGTCTTTCTTGCTAGCGGTACTAAAATCAATAGCTAAAATTTTCTTCATTTCTATCCTCTTAAATGGGTAGGCTATAAGAAGTCACGACTGCGTAAACATCTTCTTGACTTTTGTCAACGTTGACACCGTAGTCAGTTTTAGAAATAAATTCTAACACTTGTTTTAGTTCTACTTCATCATTAACAAAATAGATGTTTTTTTCTGCCATGCTTTTACCTCCCTCATTGATTATGGTATTATTATAGCATACTGTTTTTTTAGTTTTACTTTTATCATACCAACAAAAGATTTAGATAGTTTACAATTTTATTAAATAATTTGTAACCAAAAAATAATATATTCCTGACTATTCCCACGCTTGAGCCATTCTTCTATTTTTGACCCTGATTTTTTTGCTTGATTTTAAAAAAGCATGTGTTATAATAATATATATAAAAATTGAATACGTCTAAGGCTTGTCTGATGTCTTAGAAAGTGAGTATATGAAAACCGTACTGAATAAGGCGCAAGTAATGAATTAGGCAAAGCGGTAGCCCTATGTGATGTCAATGGAAGCAAGTTCTAAACGTTCCCCCAACATAGGCAAAGTTAAATAAGAAGTTACCGCTTGGGTGTTCATCATAGCCAAATTGATGTGAGGATTGATTGAGTTACTAGCGCTGACATATTAATTAATTCAAGAGGGGGGGATAAAAACTGCGTTTGCGTGGATAGTTATACTCTTTAGCAAAGTAACTAAAAAGAAATATTTGATAGCTTGAATTGTAATATAACTTCGGCTATAATTAAAGCATAGATAAAAAGAAAGAGGTATTTAAATATGTTTATCGTTTATTGGTTAATGTCAGCTATGTTTGGAATTGTTGCAAGCGTGGACCATTCTCTTTTTGTTGTTTGGTTCTTATGTTGCCTAGGTAACTTTATCTTAGGTTTAGTAGACTTAATTAAAGGAGGGTACAAAGATTGATTGTTTTGGAAACTTTTCTCACTATAATTTTATCATTTATTTTTATAGTTGACTTTTTACTTATAATCGCTCTTGCTATTACAATATGGAGGTTTTTCAAATGACAATAAAAGACGACATCAAAGCAATTAACAAAGATATCAAAAAAGCAAAAGACTGGGAACAAATGGTTCAACGTGCTAAGTATTGGCTAGTTAAATTACAAAACATCTATCCTGATTATGAATTTAAAACTTATTTTACACCATTGCGTGATAAAAATATCATTTTCATTGACTATAAAGTAAAAGGGGTTGATTAAAATGCAGGACTTGTTTAAACGTGTTATAACCGCTAAGGAGTTACAAGAAAAAGAAGATTTCAAAGGTGGTAATGAATGGCTGATAGAACACTTAATTCCACGAGGTCAGGCAGGTTTAACTATTGCACCACAGAAGTCTTTTAAAAGTTCTACCACGTTGCAAATGGCTTTAAGCGTAGCTAAAGGTGTCCCCTTTGGCTATTTTAAAACTAAACAAGCGAACGTGCTTATAATTGATAATGAAGATACTGACTTCGTACTACATCAACGGTTAAAGGCTTATAATGATGTTCCTGATAACTTACATTTCATTACTGGGGGAGTTTTTAAGCTAGACAACACAAACCACATGAACGGCTTGTACAAGTTTATCAAAGAAAATAACATCAAGTTCGTTATCTTGGACAACTTAAAAGACATGCTGACAGATAGAAACATTCTTAATGATATGTCAAGTATGAATGACGTTCTGAATAACATAACACGATTGAAGTTGCTCTTGAATGATGTAACATTCCTTTTGATTGCTCACGCTAGAAAAGACACGAATAACCAATCTCTTGAGGAAAAGAACTTTAGAGTTCGGAGTACACATGCCTTGGGTAGTTCGGCAATTGGTGCATGGTTTGAATTCTGTTTATGTTTAAGCCCTAAAATGGGGAAGAATAGCAAGTATTCAATTTTAACTGTTGAAGCTCGTAACTATGCTTATGACAAAGAGGTATGTCTAGGCTACGTAGGGGAACAATTTCAAATTATAGATCCCACAGGAAACAAACCGAAAGAGATACTAGAGGAGGAACAGAAAGAGGGGGAAGAATACGAGGAAACAAAAAAGGACACCGAAAGTCTTTTAACAGCATTGAAACAAAATGGAAAAATAAAAGAAATAAACGATTAACCGTTTTGTCTTTGACATTGCGGTTTTTCTTCTGTATAATTAAGTCATCAAGTTAAGAGAGGTTACCAAATGAAAATTGCACTTGAAACACTTAATAAAATAGTTGTAAGACTTCAACAAAAAGAACCAGTAACAGATATTGAAAATGATATGCTTCTAGGGCTTTTAAACAACGTTTATATTTATTATAAACAAATGGAAGATATTTCTATGCTAGATGTCTTAATCGTTCTCTATGAGCGTTTAACAGGCGTTAAGGCGGACAAAAAAGAAGAGATAACACGCTTCATTGAAAACTTTAGTGCAAAAAGGCTTGTTAAGTTATTAGATAACCTAGAACAAAAAGGGAAACGCCAAAAAGAAAGCAAAGTAGACGACATTTTTATCAATGAAACAAGAATGTACTATAAAGTAGTAGCGAACAAAATCAAAGAGAGAGGTATCAAATAATGGCAATTGAAAAAGTAGTATATTATTATGATGACGGAACTAAGAGAGAATATCCCCCACGATTGACAGACCTAGAACAGTTAGAAGAGTTTAGAAAGTCAAAAGCTGATGTAACAGAAGTGTACGACTTCATGCAAGAACATCTAAGCAAGTTTGAAGCTAAGTTGTCTTTATGCTTTAAATATATGGTTGACAATCTGGGCATGGAAGAACAACAGGCAAATAACACATTAGAATTTTGGTGCAATGAATGGGGAGTTCAAAACGTTCATTTCATCGCAGATGGTGGCGAGTGTAAAAAATTGTTCTGTTCAGAAGATTATTACAAAAAAATATACAGAAAAGAAATATAACTGTAATTGACATAGCTAAGTGAATTCGATATAATTAAGTCATCAAGTTAAGAGAGGAAACAAAAATGATTAAAGTGATTTATATTTTTAAAGACGGTTCTGAGAGTTGGTCTTATGAAGTTAGAAAACTACGAACCGCAGTAGAAGCTATTAGAGAAGATATGGAAGAAGTCGGACAATTGGCAAAAGCGGTTGTGTTTGATGAAAATGGAAAGGAAATTTTGGAGGTTAAAAGATAATGGCAAAAGAATATTACGCAAATAAATATGGCATTCAATTAGAAGAGTTTCTAATCTGGGGTTCTGAATGGGACTTAAAATTTTGGCAATATAACTTCACAACTGGGCAAGGTTTTGCTTTAACAAACGCTTTAAAGTATTCTGTAAGGGCAGGAAAGAAGCCAAATGAATCATACGAAAAAGACATGGGCAAATACAACGACTACATCAATATGGCTGTTCTAATGGGCTTTGAACGTTCTGAAGCGGAAGATTGGGTAGCACTTCAAAAATCAATCTTTGAGGAGTTCAAAGGAAGAAAAGCGGAACTAGAAGAAATTAGAAGAAGAGAGGAAGCAAAAAATGTATAAGTATTGTGCTTTAAACCGTCATAAATTCTTATGGTTTAAAACTTTTAAGGATATGGCGAAACACTTCGGTGTTACAGAAAGTTATTTAAAATTATGGCTGAATAAAGACAAGCCATTAAACGGTTGGTTTATTAAAAAGGTAAATTATGGTTCTGAATTGGAATAATTTCAATAAATGGCGTGAAACTAGCCTAGAATATCACAAAATGCTAGGGGAACACAATTACACTAATGCACTCACATTCTTTGAGTACGCTAGACAGTATTTCAATGCAAAAGGTTTTCCACCTGCTGAAAAGAAAACAAAGACAGGCAGGAAAGGAAAATACACGCAAAAAGATAGCAAAGAACAATTAAAACAAATACATGAATACATTGGAGGTATAAAATAATGGCTTTGACAATTAAACAACTAATCGAAAAACTTGAAAAAGTAGAAAACAAATTTGGCGACGTATATATCGAATTTCCTGGCGAATTTTTAACAGTTGATACTGTACTATTAGACAACGAGGGCGACATCACTTTAATTAGTGAAGTAGGTTCACATCATTGTGATTGTCAAAAATGTAAAACAAGTGAAACAGAACTTTAATAGCTTAGTAATTGACAAAAGAAAGCAAACACGGTATAATTAGTTATACAGTTAAGGAGGAATAAAAAAATGTTGACTTTACTTTTAACAATTCTATTTATTTGGCTTGTATTTAAAGCAGTTGAAAATGTAGCTGAAGAACTTGGTAGATACATCAGAGGGTTCTTTAAATGGTTGTGGAAAATGTATAAAAAACATGTAAATAAAGGAGTGAGCCTATAATGGAAGTATGGAGGGTAGTTATATCAAATGATAATTACCTAGTATCAAACTTAGGTAGAATAAAACACAAGAAAAAGAAAAAAGCATTAGTTCCTATATATGATAAAGACGGTTATCAAACAGTCAAATTATACAGAAACGGAAAATACAAAACTGTTAAAGTGCATAGAATTGTAGCTTTTGAATTTTGTAAAGGTTATGACGAAACGAAAGAAGTAGACCACATTAACAGAATAAGAAATGATAACAGAGCGGTTAATTTACAATGGTTGACACATGCACAAAATAACGCAAGAAAGGCAGAATATGCAAAGTAAAGTTTTACAGATGATAAATGAAATTAAAGTACCAAAAAGTCAATACAATAACTTTGGAAAGTATAATTTCAGAAATAACGAGGATATTCAAACGGCTTTGAAGCCTATGCTTATGAAGTATGGACTAGTTGAAAGAGCTAGCACAGGAATGATTTCGATGAACAACGAACTAGCTCTACATGTTCATATTGAGATTTTTGACCCTGAAAACACTAATGACATCACAAGCGGCGACGGTTTTGCAGTTATTGATGTAAATAAAAAAGGTCAGGACAAAGCACAAGCGACTGGGGCTAGTCAATCATACGCAAGCAAATACGCTTATGGTCAAGCGTTGAAATTAGATGATACAAAAGACGCTGATAGTACAAACAAAGGACAAAACAATGTACAACGTCCTAAAGCAGTACCTAAAGCAAGTTATCAATACAATTTGAGCGACTTGAAAAAAATGGTAGCAAATAAAGAGATGTCAAGCGACCGTGCAAACGAACTTTGCAAACAAGGGAAAGTAAATATGAATGCTTAATTCTTGACAAAACAAATCAAATAAAGAGAGGGAAGAAAATGGAACTAATCGTATTTACAAACAATGGACAAACTTATCACTTTTTTGAAGTAACTGATTTTAAACCAACAACCACCGGCTTTAGCTTTACTTATACAGGAAAAGCAACCGGCGTTACTCGTAAAGCGGTATTTAATAATACGAGTACAGCAGGGTACGCTCTAGCAGAAACAAAATAAAATAAATACGTTGTAATTAAATTACCAAATAAAGAGAGGGAAACAAAAAAATGAAAATTATCGAAACTTTGAAAGTAAACGAAATTAACACAAAACAAGTTGAAACCGCAAAAGGAACTAAAAAAGTTCTGTCATTTAAAGCATATCCATTTGAGCATTATATCGGAGGTATTTGGTTACCTGATAGCGTTAATTATGGCGACATCGTAACTGTATATATTGACAAAATTAAAGCCGAAACAAAAGGGGATAAAACTTACTACAACGCTTCATTTGCTAAAGTTACACCAGAATTTAACTTAAACCGTGACAACAACGAACCACAAAACAATACGGTTGACTTGTTTGGCGGTGCTTCTCCTGCCGATATTCCTGATGAACAATTACCATTTTAAAGGAGTTCAGAAATGGGGTATGACTATGAAACGATACTTGATGAAGTAGACAAATTAAGTCTACAAGGACTAATTGAGGAAGCAAAGGATCTTGTGAGAAAACTTGTTCCCCCTCTGTTCGCTATTGACTTTACTAACTTAATGGAACTAATTGAAAGGAATACATACAAACTATGAAAATCGCTAAAGGGACACTAATTGCACTTAAAGACATGCCTATTATCACTTTGGATACTATCCATGATTTGTTGGAAGTAAAACAACACATCAATAATTATCAACGCAACACAAACAAAAAATACGGTCTAAACATCGAAAAAGATGAAGTAATTAACCGTGAAGTAGCTGACATGATTATTATTAACACGCTAGGAAAGTTAAATATGTTACCTGAACAATCTTATTACTTGCGTTTGGTTCGTAATGAGAACATCAATAGTCCTAAAGTTCGTAAGGCTGAAAAGTTTGCTGAAAAATCAAATCTAGCTGACAAAATTGTTGAAATGCTTGATTTTATTAATTATAATGCTTATATAAACATCAATGAAACAGCGTTGTACAATTTCATTAAAAGACAAAACGTTCAAAATCTTGAATATTTCAGTAAACAAGGACGTGAAGAGTGGCTCTTCAATCGTGTTAAATGGTTGTTAGATACTTACAAAGGGGAATAAATGATTAACTTACAAAATAAAAAGCTAGACATCAAAGAGCTTCTAGAAGAGTTAGGCTTTACTGTTAGTTTAGACTATGAAAGAGAACCAATGGGAGTGATGTTTGCAGAAATACACCCTATTGTTAGTCAAGTAAGCAATAATTCAGCCATTTATCAGTCGTTTAGAACGCTTGAAGTAGAACTTATGGTAATTTGTACCGCAGAAACAGAAAACAGCTTATACAAGGCTGTACGGCTCTTGAGCGATGAACATTATATATATGCCAATACAATCACAGACAACACTAATATTATAAAATTAAGAGGTAACTACTATGATTAACGACAATACATTGAACTTTATCCGATTTTCTAGCGGTTTTAATAACTTGAAAAAAGAAGAACTTGAAGCGTTTGCTGAAAATGAAATCTTTGAACTTAACGAGTATAATGCAAGTGAGGGAGTACAAGGAAAATACTTTTATACCTTGGAGAACGTCAACACAAACGGAACGCTTAAAAGTTACATCATTGAATGTCTAAAACTTTCGTTACAAACACGTTGGGGGAACAATTTAGAGTACCACATAGACCGAAAAACAAAATACTTGAACAAATTAACAGGAATGCAAGCGTAAAAGAAAGAGGAAACAAAAAAATGAAACTAAAAAAACAAATCGAATTGCTTAACAACATGCTAAAAATTCACGATGAAAAAGTAGATGAACACTTTCCAACAGATGAAAAACAAGTGCCGTCTTATGCTAAAGCTCAATACATGGACTTGTTCGGTATACTTCAAGATGTTGCCGAAGCCTTTGAAACTGTGTCGCCTTTCTCTAAAGCGTCTAAAAAAGCTCTTGAAATTCTTGTTACCAACTTAAATGAGCATTCTGAAATGGTTAATGAAATCATGGACGAGACAAACTATAAAACTTGGACAAAACTACAAGATGGACATTACACAGGAGTGTTTTACTACGATTTACATAAAACAGTTGAGGAAACAATAGAAGAAATGGAGGAGGTGTAAAAATGGAACTACAAGAACGAGAAAAAGAAATGTTAATGTTTTACGCTTTCAGAATCGGCTATTATTCTAAACCTGAACGAATTGAAGCACGTGAAGAAATTAATGAAGATTTGAACGATTTGCTAAGTGAAGATAAAATAAGCATAGAAGAATATAACATTATGTACAAAGAACTTGATAAACTTGACAAATTACAATAAGGAGGTATAAAAATAATATACGTTGTTTATATTGTGTCATTCATCTTGTACAGTTGGTGCTTGATTAAAGTAGGTAAAAAGAACGCTGAAAATAAAGATACGATAAAATTAGTTATAACTGGGAAACCTGAACAAGTTAAGGAAGCTATTAAAGCAATTAACGAACAAGAAATAATAAAATAGAAAGTGAGGTCATTACTCTTCAATTACGTGCCACTCAAAAGAGTGGTTTTTTTGTTTGGTTGATGATTAGATACCCTTTGCTATATAATACCCCTGTAAGCTCACGGATTGGCTTGTATTGCATTTTAAGTAATTTCTAGGATAATGACAAGGAACAGACCAAAACACGCAAAATAGAACGATTTAAGAGGAATTACTGCTTATTTTCTGTCTCTTATACACATCTCCGAGCCCACGAGACTAAGGCGAATCTCGT